TTTAGCAGTCTTTCTTTTACCGCCAGATTTTACTTGTCCTTTACATACCTTCACACCATACGCATTAGCATATGCTGAGGGGTATACCTTAAACTTTCTTTTTGCTGCAGCTTTTCCACGAGCACATAGTTTAGCCATTTAACATTTCCATCTGCGTAGTGCCAACGCTTTACGGGTTGGCTTTCCGTTCTTTCTCATTGGCCCTTTGTTACCTTTCATGCGAGCACAAAAGGAACGCTTACGTGCACCACCCCCAGGCTGTGGAGCCTTGAGGTTGGAGCCAGTTGCACGATTATACTTTGCTCTACCTTTAGCAGTGAGACCGCCCTTGCGGGACTTCTCACCTCTACCTATACTTAGACTTACGCTTTTTTTTCTTGCCATGATTACAAGGGCATTTTTTAGCCATTATTTTTTCTTTAATATTTTTTTACGTACAGCTGCAGGTAGTTTTGACATACCTTTGCTCATGCCTTTTTTACCTTTTGCAGGTGGTCTACCTTTCTTACTTCCGTAAGTACCCTTACCCATCGGCATAATTAATCTCCTATACTTTTAAATTTGATTGTGCAAGTTTTCTGATAACGTCATCTCTGAACGCTTCATCAGTTTGATATTCTGGTTTGTTCATATCTCTGACAACCTCTGCCATACTTCTGTAGTTTTCAGTAGATGACTGCTTGCCAGTGACTATATTTGAATCACGCCCGTTAGCGTCCTCGTATTGTCCCATAAGTGCTTTAACTGCAAATGATATAGCTGCTTTATTACCAGTAGCTAGGACTTCATCATAGCTTTTGGCATCTTGTTCTGTAAGATTATTACCCGCCCAATTCATGAGCTGTTCATATTCTTGTTCACCACCAGCTATGTTTTTCAAATCTTTTACTTCTGCATCAGATAACACAGGTTGTTGTGGCTCTGTACCCAACTGACCCTTTACCCCTGCTAAATAATTATCAACTATTTCTTTATTCAAGCCAGCAGTAGCTAACTTATCATACATATCATCTGATAATGTGCCATTGTTTTCTTCAAAATGTTTAGACATCTCAAATGGATCTATTTCATTTGACTTAAATAAATCACCTAACTGTTCACCATATAGTTCGTTAGCTGTATCATAGTTAACATTACCATCATCAGTATAAAGTTGATATTCTTTTTCTGTTGTTGGCTCTATATTTTCTGTTACAGGTGCATCGCCTAATTTTTTCTGTAGTTCAAGGTATGCTGTTTCTAAATCTTCGGTACTCTTATATTTACCAGCAAGCATTTTATCTTGCTTAGACATAAGTTCTTCACCGATCTTTAAAGACTCAGCTTCTTTTTCTGCAATAGATTGTGCTACTACAGGGTCATCTGAGGTATCGTAGCGGATTGTTTCTGCCATTATTCTTGTGGTTGTTGTTGTGTAGCGATAGCATTAACAGCTTCAAGTGCCTCTGGATTTTTAGATGGGTCTAACATTGGAGCGTTAGCCAGCTTACCAGCTTGATCTGTCAGTGACTGCATTTGTTGTGCTTGCATTGCTTGCTCTTGTTCAGCTTGACGCTCCTCATTAGTTTTAACTAAGTTAAGCATGTCAATACCTTGAGCTGCAGCAAGACGTTTGATGGCTTCATCAGGTTTCAAGAACTGAGCTAAAGCCTCTGGCCCCATAGTCTGTGCTATGGTTGTTATGAATGACATCAGAGCCTCTCTGTCTTGACCTCTACCAAGTGCATTTATACCTGCAACAATAGTAGGTCTTACCAAAGACTTAGGTAGTTCTGGTATTTGTTTAGACTGTGTGAGGGTGTGCATCTTTCTTTTGAGATAGGGTATTAGGAACTCTGTAGTTAACAAGCTGAACAGTCCACCCAGTTGTCTCTCTAGTTCCATCTGTGTCATCCTAACCTCTTCTGCTGTAGTACGTTCGGACTGACGTGGAGTCAAAATTAAAAATGCTTCTGACAATCTTTTTTCCAGCATGTTTATCATTTGGTATGCTGTTTGAAAGTCCGCAGTTTTACCGACCTGTACTACACCTATATCATCTGGTCTACCTTGTATGATAGCTCCATTACCTGCGTTGGCTAGTGATGCTGGCTTAGTTGTGCTTGAGGGTGAAACAGTAAACACAACTTTTGCTGCTGCTGCACTACCTTCTACTACTGCTTGCATCAATGCCTCTAAAGATTTTAAGTCCCCAAGGAACTCTTCAACTCTAGAACGTCCGTAATCTTCTCCATCAACAGTGACAAAACGTAGTGGTAGCCAAGGAGTCTTGTCCCTGGGAGCCTTACCTACGCTGTCTGGTATAATCGTGTCGTTAGCTTCTTGATGCCAACGCCAACCATTATCGTATAGTTTTACACATGTATATACATCTACATCTTTACTTCCTTTGTAATCACCTTTTGAATCATCATTAACGCTATCGTCCAGTTCTGGAATATCCAATAATTTTTTACTGACTCTTTCTTTTGTGATTATCTCAATTACTTCACCGTTGCCATCTCTTTCTACTACATAGCGATTGAGAGGGTAGACTTTCATACCTTGCTTACTCATATATACCAGAGCATTACCAGTAACAACGAGGTGTTTTAAGGCTGCAAAGATTTGAACTCTGTCAGTAGAACCTGCTATGCTATCCATAATCATACGTTCTACTTTTGCAAAGCTAAGATCTAATTCGCTCTTTGCTTCGGCAGGTACTTCTTCACCTAGTTTAGAATCGTCTACTTGCAGTTTGAAGAATGACGTGCTAGGAGGTAGGAGCCCAAGCATTAGTTTAGAACTAAGTGTGGTTACTCCTTTGGCTCCGACTGATTGCCAAGGTGTGGCAAAACTTTGATACAAAGCATCACCTTCATTACGCATCAGGAGTGTGGGAAGTGTTAGTTCCGCACACTCATAAGCAACATCTAAAAACTGTTCACGGTGACTCGATAACTCTTGGTATCGCTGCCGTGCGTTTTTCATTAGCTGTAAGATCCTCCAGTTCCACCACCACCAGATGCAGTATTTGTACCACTTCCAGTAGTAATACCTCTAAGACCACCTGTTTTAGGTTTCTTAGTTTGTAACTGGGTAGTGCCTCGTCTAGCTGCTTTTTTAGCAACCTTCTTGGCTGTTACCTTTGCCTTTCTCTTTGTCTCATCCTCTGAAATAGGAGTAGGTGTAGGAGCCTCTGGCATAGGTGTAGCAGCTGTTTGTACAGGCTGTGGGGGTGGTGGAGTAGATGGTGGGGCTGGTACAGGTGGAGGTGGTGGAGTGTCTCTTCTACCACCAAACAAATTTGGAAGGCACATAATTATTCTCCTTTGAGTTTATTTTTTAATATTCTAATAATTGATAGTTGACCAGCCCTATAAGATATTGCTTTTTCTGATAGGTTGTGATCTGGAAACTTGTCTGGAAACTGCTGGTCGAGTTCATCAACGATCTTTTCGATACGTCCCCAGTCAAGAGTACTGTGGTAAGTTGGTGTTTGCATGTTCAAAAAATGCGGGCATACGAGCTCGCTTAGTGTCAGAAAGTTCGGGAGCTTTTCCCTCATACATTAGACGATCACTACAATCTGTCCAAAATTTTCTGTTCAAATGTTTGTTTGTTGCTTTTGTTTTTAAGGGTTCAAAGATCCAATTAATTGTAGCTTTCCTAAGTTTGTCCAGAGAAGCACTAGGGCGTAAGCCCATGTCAGCACATACAAGACTATTACAAGCAACGTGGATTTGTTCATCTCTGGAGATGTCAGCCGATACTGTCCTAAGAGCAGCATCGCCACAAAAGCGGTTGAAAGGTAAAATAACAAAGAATATTGCACGTTCTGCTACCAGTGCTTTTAATATAGTATGGTCTGGGTGTGCTATCCAAGCATCACGTAAAAGTTTTGCTTCTTTTTCTGCCTTCTCATCTAGTCCGTGGACATCAGCAATGTAGTTGAGGGCAACATCATGTCGCTCCTCATCTTTTACATTGTCTTCGAGAAGTAGTCTAGCAATTTCGGGAACCTCTTTGCTAAGGGTTTCCGTAATAAAGGCACCAACAGGTAGCTCCATATGCCGTACTGCAAGAGCACGGTAGATGGCTTCTTCACTACCATCAAGGAGTTTACCTTTGGTAGGTTTAACGGGAGTCCACTTTCGCTTCCGTTGAAATAATTTTTCATAAGGGTTCATTCTTCACAACCTATGCACTTGATTTCGGGTTTAAGTATCCCACTCAAGT